GAGGCTCTTATCCAAGGAGTAACTCAGAAGGTATCTAAATCAGGTCTAGACATGCTTGAAATTGTATTCAAGGGAGAGTTTGGTAAAAACTCACCTAAGACAATTACAGGACGAATCATTGACAATAAGATTGGTCGTGAACAGCTATTCAACATCCTTAAGGCTTGTGGTCTTGAAGGTGAGGAAGCTGTTGAAGAATCAGAATTGGAAGGTAAATATGTAGGAATCATCATTGCTGAAGGTGAACCTTACAATGACAAACCTACATGGAATGTATTCAACTACTTCACACTAGAAGACTCAGATGATGAAGAAGATGTTGATGTAACTTCTGATGATGAAGATGATGACGATTGGTCTGATGCAGAGTAACTAAACACCTAAAAAGGTATTAGTCTAGAGGATGTAGCTGAAAATCTTTAAAACAAATAAAGAAAGAAATTATTTCTAATTAACAACTCAGCTACTATTCTCACAGAGGTAATAAGTATAGTGATTTCCATTAAATAAACTTTTCGATTGTGACAATATTATGAGTAACTAGAGAAAACATACAACACATAAATATTTAAGCATCCTATAGTCTTCTTGTGTTTTCCCAAATGAAATAGGAGTATCACAACCCTAACAACTTATTACTTCTGTGAGGGTAATTCCCTCGGTCATGATTTTTGCCTTGATGGTATATTTATTCCTTTCTAGGAGGAGCATAGCTCCTTCCTAAGTGTGCACAATGTCTAGTTTCATATATCTCCATTAGTTTGAATAGCGTGCCTATATTCATAAATTATTTTATCCTTTCTATAAATTTTCATTTTTTGCTGACTTTAGCTAAGACATTGTGCATACCTAGGAGGAAGACATGCAAGTAAACCTTACAACTTTCAAAGAATACATACTCATGCGAAGAGATGCCTTTGAGCATAAGTATGGTCTTGTAGAATTGAATAATAGACCTCTAGCACGTAGACACTACCCTAACAACCTAAAATACCTTGATGACATGTCACAGGTGATGATTAGAACTCTTAATAATCATCCAGTACCCTTAAGAGATAAACTGCTCACTGTGCTCATCTATAGGCTTGTAGGAGACACTACGATTGTTAGACGGTATTCTAACAAGAAAGAGGTATTTGAGTTACAAGACTTACATAAACTGGCCAAGTACCTTAATAGGGAAACAACTATAGTAGAAAACAAGTACCATACTCCACTAACTAGGACAGGTATCACAGGACTGGCCAGAGGAGAATTTCTATTGGCTGTAGCTTGTGACTTCCTTGATAAGTTACCTAAAGATAACTTCTATAGATGGAAGACTTCTGAGATTGCTAGACACTTCTATGAGTTTGAGAAGGTATATGGGATTAAGTATGCTACAGCTTATCAACTAGCATCTGACTTTAGTTATATCAATGAGCTAGAGGTTAGGATTGACTTTATACCTTGTGTTCCTGATTCAGCTAGAGATATGTATAAGCAGATTACAGGAAGAAGCTACTCAACTAAAGCCTATAAGGAGTTCACACAAGTTATCATGGATTGGTATGTAGAACAGAGATTCCTAGACAATAAGGAAAGACTCATACTGCCTCATGATGTTACACAGATGCTTATAGGCTATCGGTACTTTACCTTTAACCAAAAGGGTGTACTTACTAGGCTAAGAGAAGACTCAAAGGTAAAACGAAGAATAAATGGATTAGTGATTGCAAGGAGCATGTATGACTACTATAAAAAAGAAGTGGATTCTGAAAAGGATTGATGAACTAGGAAATTGCTACCACACAGTAGAGGTGGATAGTTATGTTCTACGTAACCGATTTGTCCGTGAATGGATTGGTGACGATAGAAATTACACAAGAACTAATGAGGGTGATGTTGACATTATCCTAAAACGTAATGGAGAGGAGCTATGGTATTATGAAGAATGGTGTGAAGGAGATTAGTCCTGAGAAGGCTTCTGACCTATATATTCAGCTTGAGAAGAGACATATTGAACTAGGTCAAGCTGTTGCATCCACACGTAACCCACAGAAGCAAAAACAGCTTCGTAGGAAGCGTAAAAACATTAGAGCAGAACAAAATAGCCTATATCCTACAATGGTAGGAACAGGCTTTGTTGCTTATACTGAAAAGGCTTTAGGTCTTAAGGGTAATCAAGCTCTGTATGGACGATATATAAGAGGTAAGAAGTAATGATTAGTAATGGTGTTCTTAGTACATGGAAAATAAATTTAGGTTGGAATAAATATACTCCAAAAGCTGTTGGTTATGGCTCACTTAATCACCCCTATATCTCAGATAGAGTAGAAGGTACTCTTGTAGAACTTGATGGTGGCATAAGTAGTGATAAGTATTTATTCATAGCAGATAAACCTGTTATTGACCCTGAATCTTTAACAGAAGATATGTACTTCTTCCATGAAGGTATATTTGATGATAAAAGGGCTTATGGTAGATGTTGGTTTGTGAACAAGACTAATGAGACTGGTGATATTTTAACCACTAATCACAGAGGTATGTTTATCAGGGTGGAACACACAAAGGGGTTACATGTATGATTACTGCTGAAGATATAGAAAAATACCTAGTTGAAGGTCATGTAGAGTATATCAAAAGAGCTACCCTTGTAGATTCACCATATAATAAAGGTTATTACATAGGTACTAGTGCTCATATATATGACTTCTTCATTAGGGATGAAGGTACTGTAGCTTATTCATTCCACTCAGGGTCAAGGGTGTTTAAACCCAATCACCCATATCATAATATGGTATTATATGTATTACCTCACTATGTTGTCTTTGATTCTGTAGGACTAAAGGTTTAAGGAGGTTACCTATGATTACAGTTGAAGAGATTAACAAACACCTTAAATACCACACTGCAATATCAAGTAAGAGAGTAATGCTTAAAACACACCCTTTTCATAGGGGAACAGTCTTTAAGATAGAGGGTGAGAGTGAAGAACTGTTTATCAGTGATAAGGAAAGTGATTTGTTTTATCATTCTGCCTTATCTATCCTTAGAGGTAATCATCCATACCATTATAGATGCAGTCATGTTGATGATTCAGACTATAAAGCTATCTACACAGGTCTAAAAGTATAAAAAGAAAAGAGCCTTAATTGGCTCTTTTTATTATTTACAATTACAGTCTGTTTTAGGTAGTTCTGTGAACTTGAGACAGTCAGGTAAGTCCTTACCATCTACCACAGGAACATATTCAACCTTGAATTGGTGAACCCTAAATACTCCACTTGCATTATTATCAGGAACTACTCTAACCTTTAGGTATTGTCCTTCAGGAATAATAAGTGTGTCACTCATTTCCATAGCACCATCAGTAACTCCTGTCATTTGCCAATGGACTGAACGCTGTTTAAGCATATCATCTGTGTAGTTTTCTCCACTGTGATATACCACAAACTGCATTGTGTTGTCTTCATTGGCTTTAAGTGTTGTACCATCAGCACACCATCTAATGTATACTCTATACTTTCTATCTGTAAGTTTTCTACGTTTGTCATCACTATCAAAGT